TTGGAATGGATTTACCTTTGGGTTCGTGGGTTGGTTCTGTTAAAGTAAACAACGATAAAATCTGGAATGAATTTGTGAAAACGGGCAAAGTAAAAGGTTTTAGTATTGAAGGATATTTCGCGGATAAGATGGAACGTCCAAAAGAACCGATTGATGAGGGGTTATCTAAAGAGGATTTAATGGTTCAAGAAATAATCGGCATCATAAAAGAAAGCGAAAATAATGGGTAGGTGGTCAAAAATGTTTACACCAAGTAGAACAAGCCCAAAGGGTGGTCGTAAAGGTTGCTTATGTCGTGACAGGGACGCTTATTCTATTGAGTGCTGCAATGGAGATATTATAGCTCAAGGAATTGGAAATATTACAGGCTCAGAAAGCTTTTTAGCTCAAGAAAACGGGGGTTTAATCCTACAAGAAGATAACAGTAAAATCATACCATAATGGCAAATTTAAAAATTAGTGCTTTACCAGTAGCTACAAGCCTTTTAGGGGGTGAATTATTCCCTATTGTTCAAGGCGGGGTTACTAAACAAACGACATTAAACAACGTTGACAACTATTTAATTCCTACTAGCTTAACGGTTTCCCCAGATGTTACTGTAAATTTAGGGGACGCATCCTATAACGACGTAATACTTTTAAAACTTTCTTGGAGTGGTGCGAATGGCACTCAGGTTATGAACCTACCAACGGCAGCAAGCCATACAAATAGAGTTATAAGGTTTTTATCTAATAGCGGATACGCCAATGCGACTAGGACTGAATTAACGCCAATAGGGGGAGATACATTAGACGGTTCAACGGGTGCTTATGTAATAAATAAACAATATGAAGGCATCCAAGTTTGGAGCGATGGAATCGAGTGGTTTATAATTCAGAAAAAAGGATAGTTAAACGAAAATACAAATTAAATTAATCTAAATTATATATAAGTATGAAATCAAACAAAGTGATTGAACAAATCAAAAATGTTTTAAATCTTAACGAAGAGGTTAAGCTAGAACAAATGAAACTTGACAATGGGACGGTTATTGAAGCCGATTCTTTTGAGTCAGGTGTTGAAGTGTTTATCGTTACAGAAGATGAGAAGGTAGCCTTACCAATAGGCGAATACACATTAGAAGACGGTAAATTATTAGTAGTGACTGAGGAAGGGATTATTTCTGAAATCAAAGAAGAAGAAGCTGAAGAAGAAGTTGAAGAAACCGAAGAAGAAGAAGTTGAGGTTGAAGCAGCTGACGAAGAAGTGACTTATGCTACTAAAGAGGAATTGGACGAAGTGAAGTCTTTGGTTGAAGAAATCAAAGCTATGCTAGAACCAAAAGAAGATTTGAGCGAAGAAGTAGGAAACCTTTTAACGGAAGAACTTTCTAAGCACGAATTAAGTCTGGAAAAAGAATTAGGTATGCCAAGTGCAGCGCCAATCGTTTCAAATCCAGAAGCTAAAAAAACCATCTCGAAATTTAGTGTTTCTAAAAACAGAAAAAGCACTACGATTGACCGAGTAATGAACAGACTAAATAATTAATAACAACTAAAAACTAAATAAAATGAGTGTATCATTAACAACAACTTACGCAGGTGAATTTAGTGGCAAATATATCGCTGCTGCTTTACTATCTGCTGACACATTGGACAAGGGTAACATTACCATTATGCCAAATGTAAAGTACAAATCTGTAATTCAGAAAGGTGCAACTGACGACATCGTAAAAGATGCGACTTGTGACTTCCAAACTGGAGCAGGAACTTTAACTCTGACAGAGGCTATTATTGAGCCGAAAGAGTTTCAGGTAAATATGGATATTTGTAAGAAAGACTTACACGATTCTTGGGAGGCTGAACAAATGGGCTTTAGTGCTTTTGATAATTTAGCACCAAACTTTGCTGATTTCGTACTTGCTCACGTTGCTTCTAAAGTAGCTGACAGAACTGAAAAAAATATCTGGTCTGGTTCAACTGCTGTAAGTGGACAGTTTGACGGATTCGCAACTTTATTAGATGCTGACACGGCTTTACCTACAGCGCAAGACCTTACAGGTGGCGCAATTACAGCGGCTAATGTAGTGGCTCAAATTGGAGCTGTTGTAGATGCAATTCCGACGGCTGTTTACGGTTCTGATGATTTGTATATCTATGCTGCATCTGACGTAGTTAGAGCTTACACAAGAGCTTTAGGAGGTTTCGCCGCACAAGGTGAAGGAGCAAACGGATTTGAAAATAAAGGAACTAACCAAGTACTAGGGAATTTATTCTTTGATGGTATTCCAGTATTACAAGCAAAAGGAGCAACAGCTGGAACGATTATCGCAGCTGAAAAAGCAAATTTATTCTTTGGAACTGGCTTATTATCAGACCTTAACGAAGTTCGAGTGATTGATATGGCTGAAAATGACGGTTCACAAAATGTTCGTGTCGTAATGAGATTTACTTCTGCGGTTCAATATGCACAAGTAACTGATATTGTTTTCAGAAAAACAGTATAATAATTAACTAATCAAATTTAAAGGGGTGGGTTTTCGCCTACCCTTTTTTATTTAAAAAAATTTAAAAATATGGGATGTTTAATTACAAGCGGTCGTAAAGTACCTTGTAAATCAGCAGTAGGTGGAATTAAAACTATCTACTTTGCAGATTACGGAACTTTAGGAGACGCAACAATCGTATCGGGAGAAATTACCGCAGTAGCTGGAAGCCCTGTTTGGTTTCAGTTTGATATAAAAGGAAACAGTTCAATGGAAACTGCTATTACTTCAAGTCGTGAAAACGGAACAACTTTCTACGATACAACACTTAATATGACTTTAACTTTTCAAGATAAAGCTACACAAGAAGAACTTAAATTAATCGCTCACGCACGTCCACACGTTGCTATTGAAGATTATAACGGTAATTTCTTTTTAGTAGGACTTGAAAATGGTGGCGATGTAAACGGTGGGACTATCGTAACGGGAGCAGCAATGGGAGACTTAACTGGCTATACCTTAACGGTTAACGCACAGGAAACTGCACCTCCTTACTTTGTGACGCCTGCGGTTATTACTGCTGATGCTTCAGCGGTTCAAATTGACCCAACGGCTTAATTAGTACTTTTACTTATAAATCAGGGTTATCTTAACGGATAGCCCTTTTTTTATGCCTACACTATACAAAATATTTGTTTTTTATTTATATATTAATATGAAGTTAATCAACACAAGCGGAACAAGATTATTTAAAATAATACCTAGACACGTTTCTATTGGCAACGTCACAGTTAAGTTGACTAGTGAAAGTACTAATGTAACTATTGAGAAATTAAACATCTTTGTTGGTTATGACGCTAACTATATGAACGTCTCTGTGTATTTTGATGGCTTAATTGAAGGCGATTTTTATAGGCTTGAAATATTAAACACTAGTGCAGGTTCACCAATTCCGCAAAATGAAATAATTTACAAAGACAGGGTTTTTTGCACAGACCAAGCGATTAACCAAAACGAAGATGAATATTATAGCGTTAATAAAGACCAATATATTAGTGAAGAAAGCTCCGATAATGAGTTTATAATTATATAAATATGAATGATTTAAGAATAGTAAATTTAAGCACGTACACAACGCCTGATATTGTTGAGAAATCAAACAAGAATTGGGTTTCTTATGGTGCTGATAATAATTATTTTAAGTACTTAATCGACCGTTACAATGGTAGCCCAACGAACAACGCTATTATAAACGGAATGTCTGAGATGATTTACGGGCGTGGTTTAGATGCTTTGAACTCAAATAAAAAGCCAGACCAATACGCGAATATGATTTCTTTACTTCATAAAGATATGGTTCGCAAATTGTGTTATGACCTTAAATTGATGGGTCAGTGTTCTATGCAAGTCATTTATTCAAAAGACAGAAAATCTATTGCACAAGTTGAGCATATTCCTGTTGAGAATTTAAGAGCTGAAAAATGTAACGACAAAGGCGAAATTGAAGGGTATTTTTATTCAGACGATTGGACGAAGGTTAAAAACGTAGACCAAACCACTAGAATCCCTGCATTTGGAAGTAGCAAAGAAAACATAGAAATTATTTATGTAAAGCCGTATCGTGCTGGTTATAAGTACTATAGCAGTCCAGATTATGCGGGCGGACTTCAATATGCTGAGCTTGAACAGGAAATCTCGAACTACCATTTGAACAATATCCTGAACGGTTTAGCGCCGTCGATGTTGATTAATATGAATAATGGAACGCCAAATGCGGAAGAACGCCAAGCCTTAGAAAATCGCATATATCAAAAGTTTAGCGGTTCAAGTAATGCGGGCAAATTTATAT